GCGTGAGGTGGGGTGGGTCAGCTGGCCGCTTCGTAGAAGAACGTGAGGCGGATGTGCGAGCCGGACGCGAGGGTGTCGGGCAGGGTGCCGCTGACGAAGTCGATGCGGGTGTTCGTCGACGAGATGTTGCTGAAGGCGGCGAAGCTGGTGGCGTTCGGGCTGACCACCAGCTGCCCTTGCCACCGGTTGCTCGCGGTGAGGATCTGGCAGATGCCGACGAACGAGGCGCCGGCGTTCGCCGCGGGCACGGGCAGGGACCAGTTGTAGGCACCGGATCCGAACGTGGTGGTGCTGCCCGCGGTGATGTTGACGTGGCCGAGGACGATCCGGCCGACCTTCATGTACCGGCCGACGATGGTGCCGTTGCCGATGGCCGGGTTGGTCGACGCCGTCCACGTCGGGGTGTACGACGTCCAGGCCCCGAAGAACGTGTTGAACTGGTCGCGGATCTCCTGGTTCATCACGGCGGCGGAGACCACCTCGCCGACGACCCAGGTACGGGGAGCGAACGTCATCGGCTACTCACCAGCGGGCCGGGGTCGGGCGCACCGACGATCGGCCTGTCGGGGTTGGCGGGGTCCTCGGGGTTCCACCAGTTCCGCAGGGCGGGCTTGAGCCCCATGAGACTGGCCTCGACGGAGGCGACGTCGGCGGGGAAGATGAGCGCACACCAGCCCCAGCCGCACTCGGTGCAGGCATAGCGCGGGTCGGCCGGGGAGACGACCGCGGCCGACCCGCAGCTGCAGTCGGCGATCCACCGGTTCTGGTTGATGCGAGCGAAGTAGGTGTCGTCGACGGTGTCCGTCGGCGGGGTGACGCGGCGGCCGAGGCGGGTCTCGTACCAGCGCCACACCAGCTCGGCCGGGGGGACGTCGGCCCAGGCGTCGGCGGGCAGGGACGGCGGCGGCGTGTAGAACGTCTCGGCGCGCACGACGGCGATCGGCATGGGGGCTCCTTCAGTAGGCGAGTCGGGTGGTGGCGTCGAGGACGCTGTACGTCGGGTCGTCCAGCACCCAGACGCTGTCGGTGTTGGTGGCGCTGGTGTGGAACTGGATCAGGTGCGACTTCTCCTTGATCGTCTCGGTGTAGCCCTCGACGGTGACCCGCATCGAGGCCGCCGGCGCCTGGGCGGGCATGCCGGTGACGGAGAAGTACGAGCTGATGTCGGCGTCGAGGATGTCCAGGTAGGTGGGCATCGTGTACGCCTCGATCGGCACCTCCCGCAGCTCGGGCCCCGGGTTGGCGTAGCGGGACACCCGCCAGTAGGCGGCGTCCAAGACGCTGTTGTCCGAGGTCTTGAGGATGGACAGGGTGCCCGCGTCGTACACGCCGAACGCCAAGATCGACGCCGGGGCGGTCACCTTCTGGGTGGCACCGCCCGGGCGCGTGGCCTCCAGGCTGTTGACCAGCTTCTGGTCGTCGTCGGCCAGCTCGACGCCCCGCGTCTCCAGGTCGGCGTAGGCGATGGTGAACGTCTCGCTGACCGGGTCGGGGTTGTAGCGGACATCGCGGGACTGGAACGCCAGCCCGTACCAGTCCCGCTCGGCGAACAGCCGGCCGGACTCGGTCGCTTCGACCTCCCGCATGCGGGCCACCACCCCGGATCCGCCCGGACCCTGCGAGGCGATCGGGTCGAACGTCGCTCCCCAGATCGTCACCGAGGACAGCCCGGCATACCGTGCCAGGCGCTGGATGCGCGCGTCGGCGTCCTCGCCCGTGTACCCGGTCATGCCCGCGGTGTAGTGCGTGGCGGCGGTCGGCCCGGCCGACGTGGACTGGGTGGCGTACACGGCGGCGTGCGCGATGCTGCCGGACCACAGGCGGGTATTGCGGTAGCCGCCCACGTGCACGACTCGCTCGTAGAAGCCACGGGGCACGGCAAGGGAGCTGTCGACGAGCGTGCCGTCGATCCACACCTTGCCCTCGCGCTGGTCGTAGACGACGTGGTGCCACTGCCCGTTCGCCAGCGTGGTCGGGCCGCTGACCGCCTCGACGGCGAGCGGGGCGCCGTCGGTCGTCCACTCGATCTGGAGGCCGCCGCCCGCGCCGATGGACAGCAGGTGCTGGTACTGCAGGTCGGTGGAGTGCACGCCCAGGATGCAGCGGCCCGTGGTCGTGGTCTGGAACCAGGCCTCGAAGCACAGGTACTGCACCGTGCTGTCTTCGAACTGCGGGCCGAGGTCGCCCGACAACCACTTGCCGGCGGTCGCCGAGACGGGCGTGAAGACCGGGCACTGCTCGCCGGTCTCGGGCGGGCCGTCGGCGCTGCCGAGGGTGAGCGTGCCGCCGGCGCCGGACTGGCTGATGGACAGGGAGGGGGCGCCGTTGCCGCCGATGTCGCCGACGCTGGTCGACGTCGACTCCTCGGTGAGCGGGTAGTACACCAGCGGCGCCTGGGCGAGGATCTCCTCGGCCACCATGGACCGCAGGGCGGGCAGCCGGTTGAGCCGCTTGAACAGGTCCGTGCAGGTGATCCGCACGGTGCTCGACAGGCCTTCCCAGTTGACGGGGAACTCGTTGACCATGCCGTAGAAGCGGGGCCGCACGATGGCGCCGACCAGGTCCCACTCGACGTAGTCGGCGGTGCCGCCGGTGCGGGCGGTCGGGAACTCCACCGCCACGGTCTGCGCCACCCAGGCCGGGGTGGCCAGGGTGCGGCGCACGGTCCAGCCGAAGCCGTCCCCGCTGGTCTCCCAGTAGACGGTGCCGCCGGACTCGCGCACGCGGAGCCAGACGTGGTCGATCGCGGAGTAGGTGAGGGTGACCGCGGCGCCGTCGGCGAACGCGGTCTGCGACTCGGCCGAGAGCTGCCCGGTGACCGCGTTGTACCGCCAGCCCAGCCGGGTGCCGGACGTCGTGGAGTTGACCCACATCGAGGCGACCGCGGACGACGATCCGTTCGCCCGGGGCAGCGTCACCAGCTTCGCGGTGAGCGTGCTGCCGGTCAGGCGCCACTCGCGCGCGGTCTGGTAGGCGGCGCTGGCGCCGGGGGTGAGCGGGATCCGGGCGCGGCCGCCGACCTCGGTGGCGCCGCCGTAGTTGTTGGGCCACAGCGTGGCGTTGATCCGGTTGTCGTCGAAGTCGTCGCCCAGCGTCTCCAACGGGTAGGGCGCCGACCCGGACCGGGTGGGGATGACCGCCACGCTGATCCGGATCGGCGTGTTGCGCCGCACGAACGGGTAGTACGGCGACGCCGAGTTGCCCGGGGTGAAGCGCCCGTCCGAGTTGTCGAGCAGCAGGGAGGCCGTCCCGGGCTGGATCTCCGACAGCTCGTCGGCGGCCCCCCGCGTGATGGTCACCCCCTGCGCGCCGACGTCGACGTACCTGCTGACGTCCGTCCACGTGATGGTGGTGGGCGCCTGCACCAGGCCACCCCAGCCCATGTCCACCAGCAGCGGCATCAGCTCACCCCCAGGTTCACGTTGACGCCGTAGTCCCTCTTCAGCTCCAGCAGCATCCGGCGCAGCTCCCGGCTGAGGGCGATCGGGTCGGTGCCGATCCCGGCCTGGACCGAGAGGGTCACCGTCGTGCTGCCCCCGCCGCCGGGGAGGACCGCGGCGATGGCGGCGCGCCCGGCCATGCGGCCGGCCACCGTCTGCATCGCCCGGTCGATGTGCGGCAGACCGGCCAGGACACCGACGGCGACACCGCGGGTGGTGTTGACGCCGTCGGGGATCATCGCCCGGGCAGGGGACCTGATGCCGAGCGCCTTGCGCAGGGCCCGCTGCATCGACTGGGCGATCCTCACCATGGTCGCCTCCAGCTCCTTCTGCTGGGAGGTCAGACCTGCGAGGAACCCCTTGGACGCGTTCTTGCCCGCGTCCCACAGCGCATCGGCGCCGGTCCGGCCGAGCGAGGTGGCCGCACCCTCGATCTGCTGGTCAACCTTGTTGATCTGCGCCAGATCCTGCTTGCTCGCGCCGACCAGCGCCGAGGCGTAGGCGTAGCCCTGCTCGGGGCCCATGTCGAGGATCTGCCGCAGCAGCGCCCCGCGCAGACCCCTCTTCTTGAGGATGTCGATGTAGCGGGTGAACTGCTTCAGCTGGGCGAGCTTGGAGCCAAGGGCGCCCTTGATGCTGCCCGCCGTGACCTGCTCCGGCTCCAGGCCAAGCTGGTTCAGCCCGGCGCCCTGCCGGGCCGCCTGCGCGGTCTCGGTCGCGTACTTCTTCGCCGCGGCGATGTAGCCCGCGACCTTGTCCCGCCGCGCGGCCGCCGACAGCAGCGCCTTCGTCTGCTTGTCGACCCACCGGACCAGCGACGATTCCTTCTTGCCGTCGAACGCGGTCTTGATGTCCTTGACCAGGTCGGCGGCCGTCGCCTTGATCTTGGCCTGAGAGCCGGTCAGCCCGACGATCAGGCCCCGCCCGATGTCCGCGGCCAGCGCCTTCGTCTTCTTCGACGGCGACGCAATCTCCATCTCGTCCTTGATGCCCGCCGTGATCGCCGACGCCATCAGCCGGGCTGCCGCCCCTACCTGGCCGGTCGACCCGGTCATCCCGGACACGAGGCCCTGCGCCACCGCGCTGCCGGCGCCGGGCATGCCGTAGCCGTCGCCGACCCGGTCGGCGTTGATGGCGTCAATCAGGTCCCGGTACTTCGCGGTCGACCTCGCGTTGATCACGTACTCGCCGTTGCTCAGCCACGGCGCGAACACGTCATCGCTGGTGCCGGTGCCGGGCCCGCGGACCAGGCCGCCGTCCGCGTACCGGAACTCCTTGCCGACGTACAGGCCACCGGTGGCGCCAGCGGGCCCCTTCATCAGCGGGACCTTGTAGAAGGTCTCCCGGGTGATCGTCGATACGTAGTTGGTGGTGTAGTGGTTCGTGTACGTGTTGGCGGTCTTGCCGTTGAGGGTGGACAGCGCCTTGCTGACCGCGCCGATCGCTCCGAGCGCCGTGCCGTTGGCGGTGTAGACGGCCGTCTTGCCGTCGGGGAGCTGGCGGGTCTTGAGCCCGACCGCCTCCAGCGCCTTGATCGCGGCGCCGTTGAGGGTCGAGACATGGACTTCCTTGGCACCAGGCGTCCGGGCGATCTCCGCCTGCACGTTCTGCAGCCCGGTGAGGGCCTCTTCCTTCTCCAGCCTGACCAGCGTTTTGATCTCACCGGGCGCGCCGAGCAGCGTGTTGATGTACTCCTGCGCTTTGGTCTTGTTCCCGTCGAACGCGTCCAGCGCCAGCTTCAGCATGCTCGCGCGCAGCGTGTCCGACTTCTGCGTCATCGAGCCCAGTGACTCACCCGCCGCCAAGCCGCTCGCGATCATCTCGTCGTGCGCCTTCGCCGCGCCCGACATGGCCTGGCCGTTCTTCCGGCCGGCCTCCGTGTTCAGGTCGAGCGTGGCGCCGTTGTCCTGGAAGGACTTCGTCAGGTCATCGACGGCCTGCTCAAAGCCGATCTGCGCGTCGTAGGCGCTGCGGTTGGCGTCGTTGAGCGCAAGGATGCTCTGCCTAAGTCCATCCGCGCTGACCTTCTGCGCGTTGAGCTTGGCCTGCACGTCCTGTGCCGACGCGCCGAAAATCCCCATCGCCTGCGCCGCAAGCTGCTGCTCGAACCGCGTGTCGGCCAGGGCGGTGCGGTAGCCGTCCAGCTCGTTCGTGAACTCGCGGGTATCCCGGCCGCCCTTGCCGTACTCGGCCGTCAGCCGCTTCAGCGCGGCCGCCGCCAGGTCCGCCTGCCCGGTCCGCACCAAGTTGGCCAGCGCGTCGTCGACCGCGCCCAGGTTCTCCTTGGCCTCCTTGACCGGGGTGGAGTCCCAGCCGGTCCAGCCGACGAGGAACTGCTGCACCTGGTCCGTGGTCGTCGGGTCGGTCAGCGAGCGGACCTTGTCGTACAGCCCGTCCAGGTCGGAGCCGAACGCCTTGGCCGCCTCGCCGGTCACCTTGCCAGTGGCGCCGAGCTGGCGCAGGGACTCGGTCAGCTTGTCCACGTCCGGCGGCGCGCTCTCGCTCTTCGAGGACAGCTCGCTGATGGCGAGGATCGCCAGGCCGATACCGGTGCCAGCCATCGCGATCTTCGTGGTGCGGCTCAGCGCGAGGATCGCGGCCCGCACCGCGGCCAGCCGCCCGGGTGCGGCGGCCGCCGCGGTGTTCATCGCGACCAGCGAGGTGCCGAACCCGGCCAGGGCCGCGCGCGCCGCGACCAGGCCCATCGCGGCGGCCTTCGTCAGCTTCAGCGCGAGCGCCAGCTGCAGGAAGGTGGCCACCGCGCCCGGCGGTACGGCGGACACCAGGCGGGCAGCCGCCTCGACGATCTGCAGCAGGCTCACACCCACGCCGCTGGCGCCGTCCAGGATGTTCACCAGGGAGGTGCCCACGCTCTGCAGGACGCTCGCGACGGTCGGGCCCTGGGCGCGGGCCCAGTCCATGAAGCGGCGGGTGTTGCCGCCGACCTCGCCGCTCTCGCTGAGGCGGAGCAGGTGCACGATCTCGTCGTTGACCGCGCGCAGGGTGCGCCGGCTGAACGTGGTGAAGCGGCTGTTCAGGGAGTCCAGGCCGGGCGAGTTGATGCTGCCGCCGACGATCGTCATGAACCGGTCGGCCTCATCCGCGGCAGCCCGCACCAGGCCGGACGTCTTGGGCAGCAGAGCGTTGGTGATCTGCACGCCCTTGATGAGCGGCCGCATGGTGTCGCCGGCCAGGCTGTCGGACCACTCCTGGTAGCTGTCCTTCAGCACGCCTATCACGGCCGCGGCCCGGCGGGTCTCCGGGGGC